CCACCACTTGCATTAAAAGCGATGGTGGAAGTATTAACCTTCGGTGCTCAAAAATATGAAAGAGAAAACTGGAAATATGTTCCAGATTCTAAACGCCGATACTTTGATGCACTTCAGAGACACGTTTGGGCTTGGAAAGAAGGTGAAGAATTTGATCCTGAATCTGGAAAACACCACTTGGCACATGCAATGTGTTGCCTAGCATTTCTTTATGAACACGATGTTAAGTATTCAGTTGACAGATAGTTCTATTTTAGTTATAATGATGTTGTTGGTATATTATGGAGAAACATATGAAACTTTCAAACGAAACACTTGCTGTTCTCAAAAACTTTTCATCAATTAATCAAGGTCTTCAGTTCAAGAAAGGTAAGAAGATTGCAACCGTATCTTCTAGTAAAACTGTTCTTGCTCAAGCCGTGTTGGCTGATGATTTTCCTCAAGACTTTTGCATCTATGATCTTAATCAGTTCTTAGCAGTTCATGGTCTATTCAAAGACGGTGCTGATATTGACTTCGATTCATCTAATGTTATTTTCAAAGGTGGAAAAAGTAAGGTCAAATATCGCATGACTGATAAAAATATGATCGTCACTCCTCCGGAGAAAGAGATCGTTTTACCTTCAATAGATTGTTCTTTCAATCTTACTCAAAATGACTTAGAGTGGATTATGAAAACCTCTTCTGTGTTATCATCACCTCATATTGCAATTCAATCAGATGGTGATACGATCAATCTATTGACATTTGATGCTGCTGATGATTCTGCACATACTAACTCTATTGAATTGGGTGAAGGTAATGGAAACACATATAAAGTCGTTTTCAAAACTGAAAACATCAAATTGATTCCTGGAACATATGATGTTGATATTTCATTCAAAGGTATTGGTCATTTTAAAAATACTAAAGATGATATCGACTATTGGATTGCATTTGAATCTAAAGAAAGTGAGGTAAAATAATGTCAGTAGTTCAAACTTTATATGGTTCTTTTAATGAAGAAGAACTTGCAACATTGAGAAGTTCAATTGATGAAATCAATGTTTGTATGTCAAAGATGGATGCCGAAAAGCAACAGATTAAAGATATTCTAGATGCTACATTTGATGCATTGAAAATACCTAAGAAGATCATTCGCAAGATGGCCAAAGTTAAGTATAAACAGACTTTTCAAGAAGAAGTTGCCGAACAGAAAGAATTTGAAACTTTATTTGAGGGAATTGAACAATGAGTACACAACAATCTAAACTAGACTACATTAATTTTTTGAAGAATGAAATTCAAGTATTGAACTCTCGGATTGAAGAACATGATACTGGTCATTTATATACCACAATTAGTGTTCTTAAACATCGTGTTGAAGAAATTGAAAATGAATTAAAGCCTGCTGGCAAATTATCTTTGGTTTGATGTAACAAAATATATTATGGAGTACGTGAATGGATCATTTATTATGGGTAGAAAAGTATCGACCGAGTCGGGTGGAAGATTGCATTCTTCCCGATTCGATTAAAACGACATTCCAAGAATTTGTAAATCGAAAAGAGATACCTAATCTTCTACTTTCTGGCACAGCAGGTGTTGGCAAAACTACGATTGCCAAAGCATTATGCCAAGAAGTTGGTTGTGATTATCTTGTCCTTAATGGATCAGATGATCGAGGTATTACTATCATGCAAACAACCGTCAAGAACTATGCAACTTCCGTGAGTTTATCTGGCGGCCGCAAAGTCATCATTTTAGATGAAGGTGATAATCTCACCACAGATGCTCAGAAATCATTAAGAGGTATGATGGAAGCAGTATCGATTAACTGTTCATTCATCTTCACTTGTAATTATAAAAATAAAATTATTGATGCAATTCATTCAAGATGTTCTGTAATTGATTTCAAAATCAATGGATCAAAAGCCAAAATGGCATCTCAATTCTTTAAAAGAGTTGAATGGATTCTTGAGCAAGAAAATATTGAATATGATAAAGAAGTTGTTGCTGCTGTAATTACAAAACATTTTCCAGATAATCGAAGAGTATTGAATGAACTTCAGAGATATTCATCTTCAGGTGTTATCGATAAAGGTATTCTATCTCATATAGCAAATATTCAATTATCAAATTTGATTAAATCTTTGCGAGAGAAAGATTATAGTTCTTGTAAAAAATGGGTCATTAATAATTTGGATAATGATAATACAAGACTGTATCGAACATTATATGACGGTCTTTTAGAAGAGTTGAAACCTAGTTCTGTTCCACAACTTGTTCTTCATTTGGCAAAATATGGTTATCAATCTGCATTTTGTGCAGATCAAGAGATAAATCTTATGGCATGTTTAACTGAGATAATGGTTGATGTGGAGTTTAAATAATGGACAAAAAACAACTTATGACCGAAATGGGTTTAGTCGGTGAAAAAATTATCAGCAATATGTTAAGTTTACAAGGACATAAAGTTGAGATTTCAATCAACAAGTTCGATTCTGATAAAGATTTACTAATTGACGGTGTGTATAAAGCAGAAGTTAAAACACAAGTTCCTTTTGTTATGCAGAATGCATTTTCAATTAAGCCCAATCAACTTAGAAAATGCAGAACAGTTGATCTTCTTTACTTTATTTGTACACCACCTCCTAAACATTTTGATAAGTTTGCAGGATGTATTTTCTCTGCTGAGCCTATGAACTTTGAAACAACAACTTATAGAACAAAAGATGGTCGAGATATGATTTTAATTCCTCGTGAACAGTCCGCATTGACAATAATTAAAAAAATGACGGATGATGAAATAAATGAACTTAAAAAATATACAGTATCGGATTATTAAAATGGCAGACTTATTTAAAGAAGTATTACCATCTATTCTTCAAACTAAAAAAAGTGTGTTAAAAACTGATGAAGATATCAAGAAATATGATGCTTTTATAGTTAATAGGGCTTTATCGTATCACTCTGATTGTATTCCTTATGTTAATATAATGAATCAATATACATTTCTGGATAATGACATGCAATATAATTTTTATATGCATTCTATTCGATCCATGAAACGTAAATTTCAACCCTGGCAGAAATTAGAAAAAAATGATGAATTGCAAGCAGTTAAAACTTATTTTAGATACTCTAATGAGAAGGCTAAACAAGCACTTCGTATTCTAACTCAACAACAGATTGATTCTATTAAGAAATTAACAGACACTGGTGGAGTGAAGAATTAATATTTAATAAATATTATCATCATGAGGTAAAACTATAAAAATAAAAAATAGAGGGTGATATAAAATGAGTGAAGCAGATATTTTTTCAGGCCATGGTGTTGAAGTTTCATTAAAAGAAAAAGATGACTTTCTTAAAGTGCGTGAGACACTAACACGAATAGGTGTAGCATCTAAGAAAGATAAAATTCTATATCAGTCTTGTCATATTTTACACAAAAGAGGTCACTATGCAATTGTTCATTTCAAAGAACTATTTGCATTAGATGGTAAGTCTACTGATATATCAGAGAATGATTTGTCACGCAGAAATGCTATTGTCAAGTTATTAAATGATTGGGAATTGTTAACTATAGTTGACACTAAATCGGCAGAGAATCCAGAGCCAATCTTCTTATCTCAAATTAAGATCATCTCTCACAAAGAAAAGCACGATTGGGAACTAGTACCAAAGTATTCTATTGGTAGTAAGAAAAACTATCAAAATAGTTTCTAAAGATGAAATCATTCAAACAATTTATTTATGAGAATAAATCTGAATATCTTGATGGTAAACAGTTAGTAAATAAATTGGGTAAAAGATCAGTCAGTGCAATTGCTAAACATCCTGTGTATCGACACCTATTAGGATATCATTCTAATATCTATCATAGAATAGAAATAACTGAACATGACCATAAAATAGTACATGTAGGTACTATTGATGCTCTTGGAAATATACATAAAGTTGAGTTTCATTTGAGTAGAACGGGTGGTAAAGTTGATGCACATAGATATTTGATACATAACTCAGGTGATGTCGCAAGAGATGGTAGTAAAAATTTTAAAATTAAAAGTCAATCTGGTTTTGAAACTTGACAAATTTTTAGAAATCTGTTATAAATAATAGTGTGGATGCCTTCGGGGTTCACACTATTATTAACTCGCTTAACATTAAGGAGAAACCTATGACAAGCACAACTCTAAGCAGTCTTTTCCCTCACTTTGAAACTCTTCACAAGACTTTGGATCCCTTTACTGTAGGATATGGCGATATCTTCAATCAGTTGCATGAGATCGCTAATACCGCAGCTAAATCAGCTCCAAGTTACCCTCCATACAATATTAGAAAAGTCAATGACACTCAATATGTCATTGAAATGGCAGTTGCTGGTTTTGCCAAATCTGATATTGAACTTACACTAGAAGGTAATAAATTGATTATCAAAGGAATGACCGAAGATACACCGCAAGAAGATGCACAAACATTTATCTTCAAGGGTATCGCAAATAGAAACTTTACTCGGACATTCACACTTGCTGATAAAGTCGAAATT